GGATACCCATATATAGAGTATGTGTGGAATGACCCAGATGATAATAGTCATGCCGCAGTAACATCTCCTGCTTTCGCTTATCCAGGAAGATATTTTACTATCATTATCAATGGAGCAGCAGCAGCAACAGCAGGGGATTATGTCTATACTTTAATGGGAAGTAACGATATTGATTTAGCTGATGCTAAATGGGATACTGTTAAAACAGCTACAATAGCTAATGCAGCAATAACAAATTTGACTACTTTTGTAGAGGTTAACACAGAGGATGATGAAGGTATGTTTAAATTTTATAAATTAAAACTTGACCCTAGTGCAGATGTTGGACCAGGTATTACTATTAGAGTGGGTATTAATGCACCAGCGTTAAATAAAGGATAATTATGGCTTGGGATAGATGGCATCAAGTTAATCATGCATCTGGAGAAGGACTTACAATAACTCCTGGGTATTTAAGTGAAACAATTGGGTTGAAGAATAATGCTGATAGTTCAACTAGTTATCTACCTGTATCAACAAAATCAGATGCAACAATATTAGCAGTATTTAGTAGAGATATAACAGTAGATACTTATATTCAGATAGAACATAGCGTTGATGGTCAAGCGTGGGAGAAGATAATAGTGTAGACCATGATGATATAAGTAAAAATATGGCAAAAATAGCAGCGTTAGATGTTAGTATTATGGGTACGTTAACAGGGGGGTGTATGATGCTATATGATATAGATACGCATGGAGCAGCCCCGTATACAAGATTTACAGTAAAAGCGAATGGAACAGACGAAAGTGATACAGAATGCACTTTCTATTTCATTCCACATTTTTAATAAAAGGAGAAATAATGGGTGGAGTAAAAAAGATATTTCACATAAACTTAGCTGGAGTTTCCTCTATAGGAGGGAAAGCGACTAAGGGGTGGAAAGGAAGTAAGGGAGGAAGAAAAACGGATAAACCTGGTGGTGATAGACCCTCTAAAGGGAAACCAGCACCACCTAAACCAGGAGGTTCACAACCAATAGGTCCTCCTCCAAAAGGACCAATAGGTAAACCGTAAATGGCTAAAAAAAAGCTAGCTACAGTGTTTTCAGGGAGTATGGGCAATCCTTGGCATGGAGTCAAGTTAGATACTAGACGTAAACTTAATTTATCAATTAAAAAGGGTAAAAAATAATGGCAGTTAATGCTACAGTAGCAAATAGAATAACAGATTTAATAGGGTCTTCATACTCTACTATACCTAGTAATAGTTATAAAGACCTTATTAATGCTGCATTTAATGAAATAGCAGATTCTATTAAACCTGAATTGCTTTTAAAATATTCACGCACACCTGGAAGGTTGGAAGGTGCTACTGAATGGCTTGTCGAAGATAGAAAGATTTTAAAGGTAACTAGAGTAGATGCTAATAGCAATGGAGTAGAAAGAGAATGTAAGCTCCTTGATGTAATTGAATTTTCTAAAGCTAAAGACTCTAATAGTATAAATTATGCTACAGTATACAGTCCTGTATATACGTTTGACGATAAAAATGATGGCGCAGCTTCTTTGTCTATATTTCCTACTTGCAATAATGGTGGGCAAGAAGGTAGAATATGGTATTTTGCATATGCATTAGCTACTACAGATTTAACAGCAGTTACTACTGCTACTTTAAATAGTAGTTATTATATGCCTAGTGAGATTATGAATGCTTTAGTGTATAAGTCATGTTCTAATATTTTAACAGCTTATTTAAGTGAGCAAATACAAGATGAGGAAGACAGTGAAATTGTTGCTTTATTAAATACTCAAATGCAAAACTTTGATAAATTATATCAACAAGAAATGGTAAGATTTATGCCTAAGGAATCATCAGGAAGTGGAGAATAATGACTACTAAAGAAATGATAGAATTAGTTCAACAACATCATTCTGAAATGGGTGAAGTTGAAATAATTAAACTTTTAAATAGAGCTAAAGATGATTTTTGTGCTAAAACAGAAATAATAAAAAACAAGTATACTTCTATATCTGGAGATTATGCAGACGATGCTAATGGTGAAACAGCTATTACTGCTGATAGGAGATATTATACTTTATCAAAACTTATACTTAAAATAAGAGATGTTTGGTTAAATGACGTTAAGATACCTAGAATAATAGGCAAACCTTTAATAGATGATGATGCATCAGAAAGTGATTAATGGGAAATAAGTTAGAAAGATTTTGGTTTATAGATAATTCAGGTTTAAGACCTAGAATGGGTATTGTAGAGAAAAGTACCAATGCTGTTACTAAAGATGGATTTACTACAGATTATAAGTCTGTCACTGAAGCTAAAGATATTACTATATATGCTATATCTAGGGATGCAGATTTGACTATAAATAATCTAACTAGCACTTGGAGTAATATACCAGAGCAATTCCATGAAGCTATGGTCCACAAGGCAATAGCTATGGGATACAAAAAAGGAAAAGGATTTAATCCAGATAGAGCTCAATTTTTTGATGCTGAATATCAAATAATATTAAAAGAAGCTAAAAAGTTTTCTAGAAGTAATTATATAACAACAGGCAATGTAAGGCCTCAGGATTTTTAATAGGAGAATAAATGGCAGTATTAAGTGTGACTCATACAGAGTCTATAACGATAAATAATACTCAATATGGTGGTACTAATAATTTTACAATTTCTGGTATCAATAATGTACTTAAAAGAGTTATAACTATCGCAGCTAATCAAGATACAACTATAGCTAGTTTTCATTCTGACCAGCACGATGAAGATATGACTATAGATGTTGAGAATGTAAAATATATAAGATTAACAAATCTCGATGGAAGTAATTTGATTAATTTAAACTTTCAATTAGATGCAGGAGAAGATGATAGTGCTGCAGATGAATCAGCTAGTTTTCAATTGTTAGCTGGGCAAAGTTTCATAATGGGAGATGCTGATGATTGTATGTCGGTTGATGATGATGCAGCTACTCCAGATTTAACAATGCATCCATTAGAAAGTATTATAATAGACTCTGGTGCAAATGCAGTTAAAGTAGAAGTATTAATAGCGACTGTGTAATATGAAATTAGGCGACTTATTATTATTAAAAGGGCATATTAATAAGAAGCAACTCACTTCAGCATTAAGTAAGCAGGCTGATGAGGCTATTAATTATAATAGGTCTGTCCCTTTAGGTAAAATACTTATTGAAATGGGACATGTAAGTGTAGATGAAATATCTGATGTTTTAAATGAACAACAGAAAGAAATAACTAAAGAAGTAGAAAAGAAAGAGAAAAAAGTTATGCCAACAGAAATAGGTGAAGATAGTAAGTTTACGTTTGACTTAAAGTTCATGGTAACAATAGGTGCAGTTATAGTATCTGCTTGCGCTACATATTTTAGTATACAAGGTTCTATAGGAGAGTTAAAATCTAATGATAGTCCTAATAGATTAGAATATGATTACTTAAAAGGAGAGGTTGATTTAATAAAATCAACTGGAGATTTAAAACTTATAACATATCAGTTAGAGGAATTTAAATCCACCTTTTCAGAGATAAAAGAACTAGCAGTAAAGTTAACTCCATTAGCATCTGACTTAAATGAAATTAAAGTAGAAATAGCTAAACTAAAAAATAAGAAGATACCTGAAGTTGATTTGTCAGGTGTAGAATACGAATTAGATATTTTATCAAATAGTATAAAAAGTTTAGAAGAGAGAATTACTAAGCTAGAAAATAAAAAAGATGGAGGGAGATTTTAATGCCTTATGCGAGAACTATATTTAATTTGGTTGCGTATGTTGGGTTACTTTTTGGTGGTTTATTTGACAATTCGACTTTATATGTTTCTGGCACAATGGGTACGCCCTATGTGAAAGGGAATGTAGAGTTAAAAGATGATTATAAATATACTTTAGGATTAAGAAAAATAGCTCTTTTTCCATATCAATCATCTAAGAAATTTTATAAAGGTGATGAATCAGCACTTAGTGATAATG